GGGCAAATGAGAATACTCGACCGAATACTCGATGAGATGAGCGCCCACGGATTGAATCGGACGACGGCGGTAATTCTGTCGTTTGAGCAGCGGGTGCAGTTGGCGAAAGAGGCGGATGAGACGGGGACGTATATCTGTGGCCCGAGTCCGTTGCTGTTCTGTGATCGTGTAAATGGTGTTCCGATCCACGACCGGAACGAATATGTGATAATCGAGGAGGACAGATGATGACACTTAATGAGGCCGAGGACGTGCTCAATCGCTATTCCGGCGGAATGTTGCTATCGGGATCGCACGATGCGCCGAATGCCGAATGTAAAATGTGCGTGCGGGAGTTGAGACATATTATGGTGAATTGGCCTAGGACTAAAATAGGGAGATTGAGCCATCGGAAAAATGCCCTGCAAATTGCTGCCGATGGGTGGACAGACACCCCGGAATGCACTACGACGAATTCGGTCTGCATCAGTTTTAATGATGCTAGATGGTCGAGCGATAGATCGAGAACTGCGCATTGCCTGCCGCTAGTGTTGCTCTCGGAGAGCAACGCAGTTGATGGGTGGGAGGATATTTGGTTCCGCGAGACAATACGAGTAATCGTGCCGATAGCGTTGCGAGCGGCGGCAGTGGGCTGCAGTGGACACCATGAGGATAATTTGTTGGCTGCTGCTAACAAATGCGAGTCCGATCCAGTGAAGATTAATGTGGCTAATGCGGCTCGTGCTGCGGCTAATGCGGCTCATAATGCGGCTTATGCGGCTCGTGCGGCTAATGCGGCTGATGCTGACGCGGCTAATGCGGCTCATGCTGCGGCTGCGGCTCGTGCTGCGGCTTATGCGGCTCGTGCTGCGGCTAATGCGGCTCGTGCTGCGGCTCGTGCTGCGGCTCGTGCGGCTGCTGCTGACGCGGTTCTCGCGATTGCCGTCAACCTTTTCATTGACTGCCACTCAGGGGTGATCCGATGAACGACCGGAATGAGTATGTGATAATCGAGGAGGACAAGCGATGAGCGACCGACTGAAGGTGTTGACCGCAGAGATTGCGGAACTGCGAGAGGAAAACGAGCGCCTGCGGGATGACCTGTCAGTACATCAGCAGGAAGGATTAATCGTGCATACCTACGAAGTGGAGACACTGACCGCAGAGAACAAGCGGCTGCGGGAGGCGTTCCAAAGGTTTTACAACTACTGGGAGGATGACATGCACGATGGTTCGCCACTCAAGAAAGCCGCACTCGCGGCACTCGACGGGGTGATCCGATGAACGACCAATACGAGGATATCAACGAGCGAGGCGATTACCGCAAATGAACGTCGCACTCGCCAAGGGCTCCCGACTGTTCTCGACGTGTTCGAGTATGCTGGCGCCGCCGCCGAAACTCTCGGTCAGCGAGCACGCGGAGCGAACGCTATATCTCAGCGAGCGCACGTCGGCGATCTCTGGCCTAGTGAATTTTGAGCATACGCCCTATCTGCCGTATCTGCTCGACAAATTCACCGATCCCGGGTTGACGTATTTATACTGGTGTTTCGGGACGCAGCTCGGCAAAACTACGGGGCTGTTCGCGTTGATCAATTATATTGTCGACTGCGCGCCGGCGCCGACAATGTACCAGGTACCGACGATGCAGGACGCGAGGTCGATTTCCAAGGACCGATTGCAGCAACTATTTTACGACTGCGAGAGTCTCAAATCTCACCTAACCGGCGTCGCCGACGATTTCCAGTTGTTGACCTATCACCTAGACCGGATGTCTGTTCGTTTCGCCTGGTCGTCGATTAACTCGATATCGTCGCACCCCGAAAAATACGTTCTCCAGGACGAGACCAAATCGATGGAACCGTTTATCGCTCGAGAGGTGGAGTCACGAACCAAAAGTTTCTCGGGCCGCAAAATAGTTCGGACGTCGTCGCCGCGACATCCGACCGACTCGATATGGTTGCCGCTCGGGTTGCAACGGGACTACGAGCTCGAGGCGGCGGCGGAATCGGAGATCCCCGAGGACACACTAACGATCCCGGTGCGGCGATATGTTCCCGACGGTCGGATTGCATTATCCCGCTATTATGTGAAATGCCCGAACTGCCAGGCGCCGCAGATATTCCACCCCGACCGAATCCGATGGCCGCGGGACTGTGCTATCCGCGATCTGACGTTCGCCGCCTGGTATGAGTGCGAGAACTGCGCGGCTCATCTAACCGAATCGGATAAACGGACGATGGTCGCCGGCGGTGACTGGGTTGAGGAAACGACCGGCGGGAATGCTATGGGCGTCCAGTTGTCGTCGATCTATTCGTTGCTCGGCGATGCCTGCACATTCGGCGAGATCGCCGGGCAGTTTCTACGGGCGCACATTACTCGGCGCTCGGCGGAAATGGAATCATTCACGACGTCGTATCTAGCCTGGCCGCACGAGGCGGCGGACGACGGGATTAGCGTTGTAAACGTTAACACTCTGGTCGGCGACTCCGGCGACTATCTCAAAAACCAATTACCGCCAGAGGTTTCGCTAGTGTGCGGCGGCGTTGATTTTCATAAGGACAATTTTTACTATTTGGTCGCCGGCTTTTCCGAGTCCGACGTTTATTTACTCAACTGGGGAATAGAGGATCACGCCGCGTTTTTCGACGTGGATTATCCCGAGCATTTCCTCGCGGATCTGCGGGCGAAATCTTACCAGGGGGACGGTCGGGAGTTGCGGCCGGTTTCGTTCGCGATCGACTCGGGATATATGGCATCCACTATTTACGACTGGTGCCGGCGGTCGCGGTTTTTGGTTCCGGTGAAAGGGCGCCGCGGCGACGTCGTCGTCCCGGACGGTAACGAGAAATATATCTACTCGACGACGCGCATCGATAAAGACCCGAGCGGGAAAACGCTCGAGGGCGGCGTAGTTCTGCGGAATCTCAATACCGGAATAATCAAGCGCGATATGTTCGACATGATCGACGCCGGCCGGCTGCACTCGCCGAGCGATATCGACCAGGAGGTTTTACGGCAACTCACGAGCGAGCAACTATTCGAGAAACGGAACCGTAACGGAAAACTGATCAGATACTATGGACCGCGGAAGGTTAGCGAGGGCGCCGAGTCACTCAAAAACCACTATCTCGATTGCCTCGTTTATTGTCTGGCGATGCGGGATATCCTGTGCGCTGGCAAATCGGTAACGGACGCAGCTCGACGATATTATGTGAAACGGAAACGCCCGTCGATAGGGCAAATGAAAGGTTAGAAAAATGGCAAAAAAGAAGCGGGGCCGACCTCGCAAAAAACGAGAGTATAATTCGGTCGACACAGTAACCCCGGACGCGATTACGCGTTGCGTCCGTTGTCACGGCGGAACGTTTATGGTTTTGCGAACAGTCGAACAGTCGCTCGGAAACGGGAAATTTGTCACGTATCGCTATCGTAAATGTATCAGTACAGTAGCGTCGACGGGTTTGGAGTGCGGGCAGGTCCAGCGGCAACCGGTGATGACATGAGCAGGGGGAGCACGAAGCCGAAACCGCGGCACTATTGCAATAATTGTAAATGTCACCGGCGCAATCCCTGCACATGTAGTCAATGGCGAATAAAGGATAGCCGGCCGAAATCATGAGTTATAACGATCATCCGCCAGAGCCCGCGGACTGCCCGCATTGCGGCGGCGAAATGGATAGTCACGATCACGGGCGGCTATGGCACTGCCCGGAATGTAACGCGGAACGGGATGTCGATGATGATGGACCCGAGCCCGATGATGGCAGCGATTCGATGGAGGTCGCGGCGATGGAGTGGGGCGGGATGGACTACCCGTAATGATGTTCTACAATTTGAATAGCCGCAGGGTATTTATCCCCTCACAATACGGGAATCCCGTATTTTTATTTATGCGTTGAGTTTGCGATATGCTTCGATGCGCTTTATGCGCATGATATGACATCCGCGCAATTACTCGACGAAATCAACACCGCGATCTCGGCGGTTTTGATCAATCAGACCTATCGCCTGGGCGATCGAACGTATACCCGGGCGAATCTGCGCGAGCTGCGCGAATTGCGTACCGAGGTCCGTGCCGAGGTTGCGCTCGAGGCCGGCGACAATCCGACTATCAGCGTGGCGCGGCTTAATGGAACGTTTTAACTATGCGCGGCCGGTTCGAGATATGTCCGGGGCCACCGAGCTCGACAACGGTCACTACCGATACGGTAATCACGCCGGCGAATCTCAAACGAAAACGCCTGGTAATGTTCACGGTCGGCAGCAAAAACGTTTGGCTCGGCGAGGGAACGGCGCCGATCGTGGGCTCTGGTCTGGTACTGCTCGCGAATGCCGGCTCGTCGATGCTATGGGATCACGGGTGCAACCTGGTGCTCGAGGAAATCCGCGGGACATCTTCCGACGGCAGTCCGATCGTCGTATCGTGGCGCGAGGCGTTATAGTATGAGCGGTTGCAGCGCAGGATTAAGATTTCACCAGCAGGGCGGCGGCGGGATATCGGGGGCAGTATCGACCGACAACACGATCCAGGGCGACGGGACGATCTCGGACCCGCTGCGATCTCACGGGATTATCAACGGAATCATAGACGAGTTGCTAGTAGTCCAGTCGGGCGAACGCATGATCAATTCGCGCATTGATATTATCGCCGGCGGGATGATCGACATCCAGCCTGGCGGCTATGTGGAGTTAATTATTTAATGGATGTTGACACACAATTCTCTGCTCGCACGACCGATGCCGACGCGACGTCCGTCGACAAGATCGGGACATATGGGAAAAAGACAACGGGTTTTCCTGACGGGCAGTTACACTGGATGGATGAGAACGGCGACGCTCATCCGGTCGCCGACGAGGACTATGCGGACACGGCGGCGTCCGATGCCGTAACGACTCACGAATCTACGTTTAACCATGCTCTGTTACACGTACAGAATACCGATAGCGCACTGGATTTTGGCGGCGCGAACCAGGTAACCGCAGTCGAAGCACGGGCGCATTTCGACAGCACGGCGAATCCTCACGGCGTTACGGCAGCACAAGCCGGAGCCGTTGCCTCTGACGGGACTATCGCGATGACGGGCGATCTCGATGTAGGGGGCAACAATATCACGAATGTCGGCACTGTGGATGGGCGTGATGTATCCGCTGACGGCACGGCGCTGGATAGCCATATCGCGGATGCATCAAATCCGCATAGCGTTACTGCGGCTCAAGTCGGGGCGTACACTATCGCGCAGGTTGATGCGCTGATAGACGCAACACTCAAACCGCCTGAGGCATACGATTCGGCTGGCAGCGGAAACTTCCCAGCAACCTATGGCGGGAACGCCGTCCAGCAGGGAGATACGTTTCGGATTATCACGGCGGATACTCTCGGTGTAGGAACTATAGTCAACCCGGAAGATTTGTTAATCGCGCTTGTCGATACGCCGGGGCAGACAGACGCCAACTGGATGGTCGCCGAATCAAATCGGGATCAAGCCACAGAAACAGTTAAAGGCGTCGCCGAAATTGCCACGCAGGCGGAAGTCGATACGGGGACCGACGATAGTCGAATAATGACTGCGCTTAAATTTGCGAATTCTTCGTGGCGCGCGCTTGTCGATTCGCTGTTGCCGTCGTCCGATCAGAAAGACGCAATGGATGCGGCCAATTCCCCTACTGCGGCGAATGCATTCGCGACAATGGACGATTTATCGGGGTCGACAGTTTTGAAAATTGCCTGCTGCCCGTTTGGTGCGAAAAGCGACGGCATTGGTAAATTTTTAATTGCCAACGGCAAGTCGTCGGATGCCGACGACGCCAGCAAAGGCAAAACGCGCCAGCCAATTGGGGTTGACGGTACGTTGGTAACGCTGGTTTATAAAACAAAAGAGGCGACATCAAGCACGGTTATGAAAGTGCATGTTAACGGCGTGGTTGAGGCGACCGTGACGCTTTCAAATATCAACGCCAATTTCGGCGGCGTAGAGACAATATCGGTGTCGGTGGTCGCAGGGGATTATGTCGAAATAGAATATGATGCCAGCGATAAACCGGGCGAATGTACTATGTATTTCATCGAGGAATTATCGTGATCGTTGGATTGGTTAAACTGGGCGCTGGTATAGTTCCTTTCGAGGAATTTAGGAACGCCGAATCTACCGCCATTGCCGTTACTGATTTTTGTACTGAATATACCCCGTCATTGTCCGAATCAGACTATCGCGGAATCGATATGAACTGGCCGCATAGCAAAACTTGCGAGTCAGGATACGCATGGGCGTGGGATTTTGATAAATATGAATTGGCGCAGATAGTTTCTTCCGCGACAATCGACAACATCAAAGCAGTCTATGTAATAAGACGAGCAGACGGGGAGGCTTATTTTGAGGACGTTCGCGCTGGTGTCGCATTTGAGTATACTGACGGAAAGCTCACGGCTGAACAGGCTGCATATATCGAAAACAAACTAATAACGGTTCTGCCGAAACTCATACTTGGGGATTGGCTCACGGCGTCGCACCAGTTGCGCCTGATAGTTCCCGGCGATGCCGTGAGCGATACGGATATCATTATGGGCTATACACAAAACCGCCACGATACATTACGGGATGATATCGGGGCGTATGTATCGAATAACTATCTGGAATCAGCATAATGCAACTATTAAAAAAGATTAAACGGATGTTTTTCTCTGGCGCATACGACGCCGCGAAAGGCTCGACTCGCCGCGGGTCGGCGCGCCCGTCTCGCCGCAGCGAGGACAACGAACTCGATACAATGGAGCGCCGGCAACTGATCGCGAACGCCCGGGACGCGTCGCGAAATATGGCATTATGTGGCTGGATGATCCGAAAGCATTTGGCGTTCGTCGCCCGATATAAAATACAATTCCGCACCGGCGACGGTGATCTCGACGAACGCCTATCCGATTTGTGGGAATGGTGGAGTCGCCGGGAGAATTGCGATATAGCCGAGCGCCATAGTTTCGACGATGTTATCAGTTTGCTCGAACGCCACGCAGTTGTCGACGGTGACTGCGGAATGATAAAACTGGGGAACGGGCGCGTACAACTGATCGAGGGCGATCGGATCGCGACGCCGGCGAAGGGTTCGCTGCCGAAAGGAATTGACCCGACAAAAATCACGCACGGCGTAGTATTGAACGACCAGGGAAAGGCGCAGCGGTATATAATAAACAAACGGACACGAAACGGCGTATTAGTTTTCGAGCGCACCGTCGCCGCGAGGAATTTCGAGTTTCACGGATATTTCGACAGAGCCGACCAGGTTCGCGGGATAACGCGACTATCGCCGGTGTTGTCGTATCTGCGAGATTTGCGGGAGTTGTTCGAGTATCAGCTCGCCGCCAATAAATTCACCAGCCTTTTCGGTTTGGTATTCAAACGGCAGGCGCAACCGGGCGATCCCGGCGGATTCGAGGACGAGGACGTTAACAGCGACGGAACCGAGTTCCAGTTCGATGTCCGCGGCGGGCCGATGCGCGTCGAGGTCGGACCGGGCGACGAGGTCGACACGATCGAGAGCAAAAACCCGGCACGCGAGCAGCAGGAGTTCGCGACGTCGATTATACAACTGACGATGCTCGCACTCGATATCCCGATGACGTTTTTCGATTCCCGGCGCAGCTCGTTTTCGGCCGGCCGGCAGGATATGGCGCAATACATGGAAAACGTAATGATAAAACGCGCCCGCCTGCACCAGGTTATAAACGCAGTCGTCGCGTGGCAGATCGGCCGATGGTCGTCGGAGAATGCCGAGGGCGAACATACGCTAGAGCTCCCGGCGGGAATGACCGCGGCCGACGTTAAATGGGATATTATATCGACCGGCGTCGTCTGGGTTGATCAGATGAAAGAGGTCAGCGCCGATGCTCTGGCGGTCGCCTCTGGATTCAAATCTCGCCAGCAGGTATGTATGCAGCAGGGCCGCGATTTTTTCAACGTGGCGCGTCAACTCGCCGCAGAAGAAAACTTGATAACAGAACTGGGGATCACGATCACAATCGGTCAACCGGGGCAGTCGTCTACACGGGATGAGGAACCGACAAACCCGGCGAATATCATTAACCCGGAATCAACCCCGCCGACGATCGATATTCTCGCCGACGACGACGAACCAGAACTCGAGGTATTGAATAATGACACCGACGCAGCATAAAAATATATCGCTTGAATCGGGCGACGGTCCGCCGCGGAAACAGCCACGATGGTTTAACTCGTCGCCGCTGTTCGGCAGTTTCCCGACGTTCGGTCCGCAGGTCGATAGCGACGAGGGCGTTTTACGTAACGTTGCAGTTACGCAGGTCGGCGAGGCACTCGGTCACGGCGTCCAGCTCGATCGCCAGTTCGTCGCGGAAACGGTCGCACTCGGGCAGACATTTGCGAAAGGCGTTAAAGTTCGTTTCGGACATCCGACGGCGAGCGGATCGGCGATCGGCGACTATCTCGGGCGGGCGACAAACTTCAGAGTCGATTCCCAGAACCTCGACGTCGCCCGGTGCGACATTTTTCTCGACGAGATCGCGAACGAATCGCCGCGGGGCCGGTTAAAAGATTACGTTTTACAGATGGCAGAGCGAAATCCGGACATGTTCGGCGCGTCGATTGTGTTCACGCCTGGCGAACTATTGCCGGCGCCGGATGATCCGCTCGATCCGGATAACGTCGTTGAGTTCCACGGACTCCCCGTCGCGACTATCGACGAGCTGCTCGCGGTTGATTTAGTGGACGACCCGGCGGCGAATCCGACCGGACTGTTCTCGGCGGGAACGGGCGAGCTCATCCAGTTATCGGCGAGCAATCAAATAGCGGCGCAGGTTACGGCGTTTCTCGATGCGAATCCGCAGGTCGTCGAATTAGTCGAACGGAAACCGGAAGTCGTCGACGGGTTTTTGCGCAGATTTAAGGCATATCAGAAACGGAGAAACGAAATGGAATATGAAAAAAAGGAAACCTTTACACCGGAACCGGTGGAGCTCGTCGATAGTCCGGTTTGCAGTGAACAATTCGGCGCGAATCTAGCCGGCGTGTTGAATGCACGAATTGATAATCTCGAAACCGATGAGCGATCCCGCGGCGACATTGTCGACGAAATGGGCGAGGAGGCAGGTATTTCACCCGATACAGTCCGCCAAATTCTCAGCGGTGATCTAAATTGTCCCCCAGTCGATCGGCTGGAAGGGTTCGCGAGGGCGCTCGACATTTCTGTCGAGTCTCTCATTACCGCCGCCGAGTCTGACGGGTGCGAATACGGTAGCAATGAAAACGGAGAGGAATCAGAAGAAATGGAAACTCACCAAGAGGAAACAACGCAGGGCGCCGAAAATACGGTTGATCGTGCGGAGTTGTCGCGTATCGCCGAGGAGTTCGGGCCGGATGTTCTGGCCGAGGCGGTTCGCGAGGAATACACGTACGAGGAAGCACTCGCGGCACATGCCCGGGCGTTAGCCGAACGCGTGATCGAGCTCGAGGCGGATGTCGCCGCGAGTACAAACACAAACGACGACGGCGGTCCCGACCCGGTGAGTTTCACCGCCGGCGACGACGGCGACGTCACGGACAATCCGCAGTATCGGGCGACGCTCAACGCGTCCGGTAATGAGGGTACGGCGCGTTTTGCTGCCGGTCTGAAACTCAACCGATAACCAGAGAGGTCTAAGGAAATGGCAAATCTCACAGTTCTCGATATTGCACGGATGAACGCCTCTGATGGTGTCGTCGGTCTGATCGAGGAAACAATCCAGGCGAGTCCTGAAGTAATGGGCGGCACGGCGCGCACCATTCGCGGATTCGGGTATGATACGTTGCACCGGACAAACGTCCCGCTCGTCGGCTTTCGTGCCGTCAATGGCGGAACGGAAAAGTGCAAATCGGACTATGAACTCAAACGCACCGAGACGTATATCATGGACTGCGCGTCCGAGATCGACGTCGCACTCGCCAGGCGCCATGAGGATGGCGAGGCGGCAGCGATCGCACTCGAGGCCGAGGGCATACTCGAGGGTTCGTTTCGTTCGCTCTCGTCGCAGTTCTATTATGGCCGCGGCTCGAATGCATCCAGCAACTCGATCGCACCGGACGCCGGGCTCGGTTTCCCGGGATTGGCCGAGGTCGTTAACAGTAGTCTCGTCGTCGATGCAACCGGCACTACTTCCGGCTCTGCTACGTCCGCTTATGCGGTCAAGTGGGGGACGAAATTCGTTAACTGGGTCATCGGCGACGATGGCGCATTCGATACGGATGATCCACGGATCGTTCGCGTCGTAACCGATGCCGGACCGCCGGAAAAGTGCGCGGATCACTGGCGCACGCCGCTGCTGTTCAATATCGGACTGCAGCTCGTTAACCCGAACTCGATCGGCGTGATCAAAAACCTTACCACGGAAAGTGGTAAAGGTTTGACGGACGATTTGATCGCGTCGTTGTTGGCGTTGTTCCCAAGTGGAATGGTTCCAGACGCTATCTACGTTACGCGTCGATCGAAGGAGCAGATTCGGACGTCCCGCACGACGTTTTCGCCGACGGGGCAACCTGCGCCGATGGTCGAGAACTCATTCGGGATTCCGATTATCGACTCCGACGGTATCGTCAACACCGAGGCCGTCTATTAAGGCGGTGTCCCGGGGGGCATATCGCCCCCCGGG